AACGAGAACATCTTGAACAAGTAGAGAGGCAGATTGGACGTAGAGTAGAAGCATTGGAACCCCCGACACCCTTCCCAATGTTAATATCCCACGTCTGGTCTGCCTTTATTAGTTTAAGCTCAAGTAGAGGTTCGGGCATGAGTGGCCCATTACCAATTACATATGAGCAGATTAAGGCTTGGAAAGATGTGACAGAAACTTCTACTTTGCCTTGGGAAATCGAGGCTATCAAGAGACTTGACTTAGAATATTTAAGGGTGGCAAATGGCTGACGATATTAGGCTCGTAATTAATGTTGAGAAAAAGGGTGTCCTTAGTGCCATCACTGCTACAGAGAACCTTGAAAAGAAGGTTAAGAAACTCTCTGATACATACTCCCGTGGTGGGATTAGTTATGGTAAGTACAACAGGGGTATTGAACAACTTGCTAAGGCAACAAAGAACAGTAAATCTGAACTTCTTTCTTATGGCTCTGCTATCAGGTCCAATGCTAAAGCTGTAGACGCTGCCGCCATTGCTGAGAAGCAACGGTTAAAAGTTCTTCGTGAAGAAAAGATTGCTTTAGACCAAAAAAATAAGGCAGAAGCTGCTAACTCTGCGGAGCTTAAAAGGTTCCGTATTTCTACAGATCAAGTTTATGCCGCTGAACAGAAGCTGCTTAGGTTGAAGAAACTACTTCGTGCTGAAGTTGATGCAGGTAAGATGTCTTTGCGTCAAGCCGCTGCTGTTCAAATGCAGTATAAGAAGTCTCTTACTACTATGGGTGGCGGACTGGTTCAAGGTCGCAACAAGATGAGTAAGTTTGGGATGGTTTCCCAGCAAGTTGGTTATCAGGTTGGTGACTTCTTCGTTCAAGTACAATCTGGCCAAAGTGCAATGGTAGCTTTTGCCCAACAGGGTACGCAGTTAGCTGGCTTGATTCCGGGACTTGGTGGTGCTATTGTTGGTATCGGGTTGTCGTTTGGTGCAATGGCTTATCAAATGCTCCGTGGTAAAGATAAGGCAAAAGAAGCTGCTGAAGGTATTGAAGGCGCTTTCTCAAAGCTACCTGACTTTTTTGAAAGCCTTGGTTTAGACATTGGACAATCTTTTGATAAGGCTTTTGCTTCGGTTGAGAATAAGTACGGGGAGTTGTTTAAGAAACTTGCTGAGATTAAGCTAAGGGAAACAAAGGCTTCTATGGCGGAGTCTTTTGTAAGTAATGTTTCCACCGTAGAAGACCCTACCTTGCCAGAAAGATTTGTTTCTGGTTGGAGCGGTTTTACGGCTGCTTTAACTGGCGGAGAGGATGCCGTTGCCGTAATCGACCAAGAACTTATGGCGACAGCTAATGCCGTAAGGGAAATTGAAGCGGCCTACATAGCTTCCATAAACGCTGCCAAATCAATGGATGAAATAATTGCCATTGTTGGAAAGACCCAGAAGGATTTATCTGCCGTTTCTGAAGATGCCGCAGAGGCTTTTATCAAGCAAGCAGAAGAACAAGGTATTGTTCAAGCTGAGGCCACTGCTCAAACTAAAAGGGACGAAGAGGATTTAAGACGGGCTAGGGAGTTAGCTGACGCAGAAAGACTTGCTGGACAATCCCTTGTTGACAAAACTCGTGCTGAAGAACTAGAGCGGTACAATGGTGATTTGGCAGCTACAAACGCCACTCTTGATGCGATGTTCAAGAACAGGACACTTTCTTTTAAGATCAGGTTTGCTGGTGAAGAAAAGGCTTTTGGTGCTTCTTTTACACCAGAAACAAACTTTAAACCTACCCAATCCTACGAAGAACTTCTGAAGATGGGTTGGACCCCAGAAAACATTGCGGCCATGGGGGTAGATGCACCTAAGGCTAAAACTAGTACTGGTACTAAAGGGGGAGGCGGCAAATCCCCACAAGAACAACTCGCTGAGTTCCTAACTAAGAAGCAAGAAGAAGCTGACCTTGAATCACAATTAGTCGGCCTCTTTGGTGAAGAACGTGATCTAAAGTCCGAACTAATCAAGTTTGAACAAGAGTACGGCAAGGTCGCATCAGAGACACAAGCTGCTGAGTTTGAAGCGACAATTCAACAAATCTCAGCAGATAAAGAACGTCAGAAAGTCCTTGAGGAAGCTAAACAACAACAAGAACAACTAGCTGACTACATTGCTAACTCTATGGGTGATGCCCTAATGAGTGTTGTTGATGGCACTATGACAGTTAAAGATGCCTTTAAGTCTATGGCTGCTGACATTATCAAAGAGCTTTACAGGGTTCTTGTCGTTCAACAGTTGGTTAACTCTGCTAAGAGCTTCATGGGTTTCGCTGATGGTGGTGCATTTAGTGGTGGCTCTCAGATACAAGCCTACGCTAACGGTGGTGTAGTCGGTGGTCCAACTACCTTCCCAATGGCTGGTGGTAAGACTGGTCTCATGGGTGAAGCTGGTCCTGAAGCTATCATGCCACTAAAGCGTGGTGCTAATGGTAAGCTAGGTGTTCAGATGGAAGGTGGTGGTGGAGACACTATTAACGTCGTCCAGAACTTTAACTTCCAAGCTAATGGTGATGCGACAATCAAGCAACTCATTGCACAGGCTGCACCTAAGATTGCCCAAATGACTAAGAGTTCCCTCCTTGATGATCGTCGTCGTGGTGGCTCTACTAAAGCAGCCTTTGGCTAACAGTTAAGGAAGACATATACTATGGCTATTAGCTATCCACTATCTACACCAACCTCTATCGGGATTGAGAGTATTGAGTTACGTGCAGTTAATGCTGTAGCTACCTCTCAGTCCCCTTTTACCTACAAGCAACAGATCATCAGTCATGGTGGACAGAAGTGGGAAGCCTCAGTTAATATCCCACCTGTTCATCGTGATCTAGCTGCACCTTGGAAGTCTATGTTAGTTGCTCTTAAGGGACCAACTGGTACATTCCTACTAGGAGACCCTGACTATGTTACACCACAGGGAACTGTAAGCTCTTGTACACTGTCTGGTGTTGCTGGTGATGAAACTGTTACTGTCGTTATGACAGGTACACTTAAGGCTGGTGACTACATTCAACTTGGTAGTGGTTCTTCAGCTAAACTACATCAAGTGCTTGAAGACCAATCTGGAGATGGCTCTTTGGAAATATGGCCTTCACTAAGGTCTGATTATACAAGTGCTGCTGTAGTCTTCAACAACCCTAAAGGCGTCTTTCGTCTAAGCACAAATACGACTTCTTGGTCGATTGATAATGCATCAACATATGGCATCTCTTTTGAAGCTGTAGAAGTTTTAGTATAAGGAAATCTAAATGTCCCGTGACCTGACACCAACCACCCTAGCCGCAATAGATGATGATGTCGTCTATCCTTTCTTTGCTGTTGAACTTATGTTTGACAGTGAAGTTCTACGTATGTGGACAGGTCAAGGGACATTTAATGATGGTGTTAATGATTGGGTTGGTGCGGGTAACTTACTTGCAATATCCGACATTGAAGAGACGGCTGAGATGTCTGTTAGAGGGGCTACTCTTACACTAAGCGGTGTTCCATCGGAAATCTTATCTTTAGCTCTCAGTGAGCCTTATCAGGGCCGTGTGTGTAACATCTACTTTGGTATTAGTGGTGAGAATATCTTTAACCAGTTGTTCTCAGGTTACATGGATCAGATGAACATTGAGGATGGTCCTGAGACATCTACTATTGAGCTTAAGGTTGAGAACAGACTGATTGATCTTGAAAGGGCTAGGGTAGCACGTTTTACTTCTGCATATCAGAAGAGTGTTTATTCTGGCGACAAAGGATTAGAGTTCCTTGAAGATATGCAGGATAGGCCCCTAACTTGGGGTAAGAAGAGTGCCTCTTAAATATCAACAAGAGTTTCTAAATACCTTTAAAGATGATGTTGGTGACCTTCTTCAGAAAGACTATGAAGAGATTGAACATAACAAAGAACTAAGAGACCTTAACCCAGACTGGGATATTTATGGTATCCTAGAGGATCAAGGGTCACTAATGATCTTTACTTGTAGAGATGATTTAACTTTGGTTGGTTACTTTGTTGTTGTTGTCACACCCGACCTTCACTCAAAAGGTTCTGTCCTTGCAGTTGCAGACGTTATCTTTTTAGATAAAGAATACCGTGTAGGTCTTACGGGCTACAAGCTATTCAAGTTTGCTGAAGACTGCGTAAGAAAAGATGGCTTTAAGAGCTTACACGTTACTACGACAGAGATGAACCCGATAGACCCCCTTATGTCTAGACTTGGTTATTCTAAGATTGAAACAAAATACGAGAAGGTTTTATAATGGCTGTCTTTACTGCTTTAACTGTTGCTGTAGCTGCATACTCTGGGGGAGCTAGTCTTTTTGCGGCTGCGGGTGTGTGGCTTGCTTCGGCTGGACTTGCTGGACAGCTTCTTGTTTCGTTTGGGGTTAATGCTTTATTAGGGGCTTTATCCCCAAAGCCTTCCTCCGCAGGTTCAGACCGTGGGTATCAGACTAACACAGGTGGAACAGCAGTAGACCACCAGATCATCTATGGTAAAGTCAAAGTTGGTGGTGCTATTCTCTATGACGAAACTACAGGTTCCAATAACAAGTATCTACACCGTATTATTGGTGTCGCTGGTCACGAGATTGAATCCTTTGAGGACATTTACCTTAATGATGAGATTGTCACGCTTAATGAGTATGGGTATGTAATTAGCCCCTCTCAATACTCAAGGGAAGCAAAACCCTCGGACCTTGTGAACCAACCAAACGCAGTTTATGATAATAAATGTTCTCTTGTTCGTGTTAATACACATCTTGGTTCTCCTGACCAGTCGGCTGATGGTGCTTTGATCCTTGCTTCAAGTAAGTGGACATATCAACATAGGCTTCGTGGTATTGCCTATATGTATATCCAAATGGAATACGACCAAGACTCTTTTCCAAATGGTATCCCAGTCTTTACAGCAACAGTAAAAGGCAAGAAGGTCAAGAACCCATCTACAGGACTTACAGCTTGGTCTGATAACCCTGCCCTGTGCCTACGGGACTACCTTACTACTACAGGCTATGGCCTTGGTGAGATAGAAGCTAACATTGATGATGACTTGGTTAATGCCGCTGTAGCGGTTTGTAATGATACGGATACCATTGCTGGTACAAAGCGTTATACTTGTAACGGTTCCTTTACTACAGGTTCAACTCCATACGATACAATCAGTAACTTGCTCACCTCTATGGGCGGTACAATGTGGTATGCTCAAGGTAAATGGCGTATGAAGCCAGCTTACTGGACTGCCCCCGTCATGGACCTTACTGAAGATGACTTCCGTTCTAGTGTCGCTGTATCAACTCGTCACTCTCGCAGGGACAACTTTAACACTATTAAAGGTACATTCCGTGGTGAAGAGAGTAACTGGCAGGTAACAGATTATCCACAAAGGACTAAAGCTGCCTTTGTTACCGCTGATGGTGGTCAGGAATCTGTAGCTGATGTCAACTTGTCATTCACAGACACTTCTATCGAAGCCCGTCGTCTAGCCCTAATCACACTTGAGCGTAATCGTCAACAACTTACTATCAATGCCTCCTTTGGTCTTCGTACCTTGGGTCTACAGATTGGCGACAATGTTAGGATCACTAACTCTCGTTTTGGGTGGACTAACAAACCTTTTGAGGTCGTCTCTTGGAACTTTGGTCTAACAGATGGTCTAGATTTACAAACACAGATGACTCTCAGAGAGACAGCAGAGAGTGTCTTCGATGAAGTTGCAGATGGTATTGTGTATGAGAAAGATAACACTAACCTACCTTCTCCTTTTTATGTTGAGCCTGTCGGTATTACAGTCCCAGTAAGTATTACAGCACAACTTGTTAATGAAAAA